GTTGGATTTCCTTTTAACAAACATGGTGCTTCAAAAGACAAACATCTTTCTGAAAGGGAGGATGGGTCTAAGTACATTTCTGATGAAAGTCTATTGACTGCTGTCAATGATGCCTTTGAATCTGCAAAGATTGGCAAGAGGACCGAATCAGTATGGAATTTGAATCTCAAGGACGAGCTCCGACCCATTGAAAAAGTCAAGTGTGGAAAGACTCGTGCTTTAGCATCATGTCCTATTGTATATTTAATTAATTTTAAGCGCGTGTGTGGTGCCTTCTGTGCTCACATGCATAACAATAAACTTGCCTACGGAAGTGCTGTAGGAATAGACACCCATGGTCCAGATTTTACCCGTTTTGTAAATACTTTGACATCAAAGAACAATTTAGGTTTTGCTGGTGATTATGGATGTTATGATGGTACACTTATGCCTGATCTCATGTGGAGAGCTGGAGAAGTCATGAAGGACTGGTATAAGGAGTATCTGCCTCAATTCAACCCTCAGTTGTCTAATGAGGACATCACCACACATATGCGTATGATTGATGTGTTAATGTCTGAATGTTTGCATGTTGTAGAAATTTGTAGTAATTCTGTATATATGTCTATTCAGGGTAACAAATCTGGAAATCCCTGGACAGCTTTAATCAACACCTTAGTTAATATTATGTATAGTATGTGTGCTTGGCGTGAAATCAATCGTGGATTGGGTCAATTTGATTTAATCGCACTGGACAATTTTGATGAACACGTCACAATGTTTGCGTATGGAGATGACAATATTTTTGCTGTAACTGATTTTGCTTTAGATTTCTTTAATGCTGAAAATTATTCTGTATGTATGGGTAATCATGGTATCCGCTATACCGATGAAAACAAAACCGACAAAATTGTAGCTTATAAACCCATTTTTGAATGTGGATTTTTGAAGAACGGTTTTAGACGTGACCCTGATCACCCACTTCTTGTTCACCCTTTAATGAGCAAGAAAACAATTTATCAATTAACCAACTGGGTTAGGAAATCACCTGATCCAGTTAAATCACTGTATGATAATTTAGGAGACGCTTGTGAATTCATGTTTCATTATGGAAAAGAAGATTTCATGGAATTCAAGGGCGTTGTAAATCGTGCTTTGCGTGCTGCAGATTTAAAAATTTTAACCTGTAGATATGAAGACTTGTATAAAGTGTGGCATTCAAAGCATTTGTAGATTTAAGACAATTGTATGGCCGTAAACCCATCTGTTTACACAACCCGACCTGCTCATGGTATAATAGTGTATGAGGTACCCTGCTACATAGTAGTATAGACGCCCTCGTGCATGTGCTTACCCGCTAAGTTAGTTATTTTAATTTTGGACGCTTAACGTCCCCCATTAATTAGTT